GGCACATACAGATATGTCCCTTTGAGTAAATGTAGTAGTTCCGCTTGGCGACCAACCACAAGTTCCATCAACAACATTTAATGTAGATGTCAATAAGTTTATTGCTTGAGTACCTTTAATACCACTTTGGATATAACAAGCCTCCGCAGTTTTTGCTTTAGCAACTGCTTCTGTCAATAACAATCCACCCAATTCATCGGTGTAGGTTTGTAATGAGTTTAAGTCAAAAGAAAAATTATGCTTTTTCATAGTTTTGTATTTTAATTTGTTTTTTTGTTTTATTAGTTTTTATTTTGTTTTCTTAAAGCGATTAAAGCCTCTGCTTTAGAACTATAAGAAGGGGTACTTACAGCACTTGAAAAACCTTTTTTATCATAGATTTTTTCACCTGCTGGTAATGAACTGAACTTGTTGAACTTACTATCTAAATCAGTAAATCTGTCATTCATTTCATTTAATTTTTTGTTTAGGTTTTCTAATGCTGATGTAAATGTTTCCACAACATCACCAATAGACATAGTTTCCTCTAATGAACCTTCTGGTGCCATATCAGGTTTAGTAATACCTGTAATAACTCCTTCAGCATCAACAACAACAACAATACCGCTGTCTGTTGTATGTTCGCCTTCTGGTGCTGGTACTCTTTCACCTGCTTCAGTAATCACAAATAATGGTTTTCCAACCTCAAAGTCGCCATCAGCCTCTACTTTTGTACCATCAACTAATGTAGCAGTTGCCATTTCCTCATTAGCAGGAACTAAAACAACATCTCCGTTGTCCGCAGGAACATCAACAATCTCTTGTTCTGGTTTGATAGTTTCCATTTTTTCAATTACACCACCCATAGTTTTAAGTTTCGCACCCATTTCCATTTCATATTCTCCGTCAGGTATAGGTAAATGTCCTTCTGGTGTAATGATATACACCTTCTTACCCATCTCCATAGCATCATCCTCAATTTCAATTTCCACACCATCAGTTGTCATATAACCAAATGATTGAGGCACTAATCCTAAAAGTACTTGTAGTTTTTTTAGTTTTGTATTTTTCATATATTTTGTTTATTTTTATTTATTCTCTATATTCTTAAATATAAGTTTTTCATTAAAGAAGCCCTCTACTGAAAAACCTTTATATTTCCCCTCTTTTATGTCTTTCCATAGTTGAGTATCTTGTACCTTCATAGTAATAACCCAAGTTCCCTCTGGATACATTAAACCTAACGCATTTGACTTATCATTATCGGGGTTTTCTACTATCCAACTTTCACTAACAAACGCTTTAGCCATCTTGTTAGTATGTTCTATGTTTGTTGAATTAGTGATATTGTCCTTCATAAACTTTTGAGCCAGCATTTTAGTTGTTTCCATACTAAAGAATACATAGTATGGCTGGTTAAACTCATTTACACGAACAATAAACTTATTAGGGACTACAGCAGCCCCCGTGATTTCCATTTTATCATCATCCATACTGAAGGTGTGTTTATCACCACTAAAGTTTTCCACAATAAGTGGTTTTTTCTTTTTACCAGTTTCATCTGTATAAGGCGATAGTCCTGTTGTTTCAATTTCCATTTTAACAGGTACGCAGTTAGGAACTAATCTACCATTTAATTCTTTTGTACCGATGGCTTCATAACCAGGCCAGCAGGCGTCCTCTAACTCCGCCATTTCAGTATCAATTTGTTCTAACTTTTTCATAGCCCAATCAACACCTTCGGTGCCACCCCAACCTAACCAAGCAACATAACCTTTGTCCTTCCAAGGCGTCCCTTTATATTCGGGGGCAATTTCACTATTTCCTCTGTGTCTGTTGAAAGATGCCATACGGGCTATAGTTTCCCTACTAATAGGTTCTTTTTTACACAACTGATTAGCACGGGCAAGTCCTGTGAGTTCCATACCACTAACCTCATCTCTACCATACTCATCTATCCATCTTAAAACTCTACAAGCGTTTTCACTTGCGGCTTCGGGGTAATCAGTATAACTCAATTCAGCCATCTTTGTAAATCTGTTAGGGTTATAGATTTCAGTTGATTTACCTTCTCTTTCCCACGCATTAGCGGTTTTATTTGTAATGGTTCTTTCTTGTGGCTGGTAAATCTCCTCACTAATAACACCTTTTCTTACAGATGACTTGTTGATGATTGTACCAGTTGGTTTATAAGTCAATTGCGCCCAAAAATGTCGGCAATTAAAACTTCCACGCCACTTAAATATGTCATAATAACCAAACTCTGCGTTGGCTTGAGTGCTAGTCATTTCTTGTATGTCCTCAATTCTATAAACTCTATTAGCAGTCATCATTTGAGCGCAGAAGGTTCTATTCTTGTTGTCCCTAGGCCCAATATACTTGTATCTAATTCTATCACCAGAAGCATCTTGTCCTGATTTCTCATTAGGTTTAGCATAATCACCCGCACCAAAGTCATATTTGTCTCTAATAGGTTTAATCGCTACTAACTCATATCCATCTGCTTCTAATAAACCTTCAGGTTCTCCTAATGAGCCCATCAATTTACCTAACTCCTCTAGTTTTTCATCATCTAATACCTCAAAGATATTTTTTAATTCAGTATCACAGCAAGTATCTATCGCTGTGTTAAAAGTCATCCAATTCTCCTCGTGGGCTGGTCTGGCTACTAATGCCACTCCATCAATACCCCCGAACTCATCTAAATTGTCATCAATAACTAATTCTACAATTCTTGTATTCATCATCTATAAATATAAAAACTTATATTGTTGAGCGATTTTTAATTTGTCTGTCTAATGCTTGAGTACTAGACACCTCACTACTAACCACATATGTTTTAATCGGTTTATCTAATAATCCACTAATACTACTTGATAAAGACAACGCTGATGATGTCTGTGTATCAACACCAGCAACCCCTCCAACTCCAAATCTTTTTCCTCCGCCCATTTCATTTATCGCAGACAATAATGGACTAAACATACGGGTACTATTAGCGTTGATGATACTTTCACCATTACTAACCATCACAGGTATATTGTCTAATGTTCCACTACCGACACCAGTAATCAATCCACCCTGTGCCGCTTTAGTTGGGGGGACAGATGTATTCACACCTTTAATTGTTGAAACAGATTTTAACCCCGTAGCAAGAACTGCGGCAATTTGTATTCCTTTAGCAATAGAAGCCGCAGGTTCAGGTAATACTGACTTTGCTGCGATGATTTCTGTAATACCCTTATAAGTGTTGATTGTTGCTTGAGCCACAGCAGCCGCTTTACCAGCCTCTGTATCTTTACCCAACAATTCACTTAAAGAACCTAATGTATCAGCCGCAGCCCCTAATCTTGCTATTTCCGCTTGAGTTTGTTTTTCACTATTAGACACTTTAGTATCTGTAATACCTTTATCAATAGCCTCAATTTGTTTAGCGTATTTAGCCTCAATTAAAGCCCTTTCATCTGTAGTCAGGTTCAACGCAGATAGTTCCAAATCCATTTTTGATTTTAAGAACTTTTTAAGGTTTTCATTTTGTAATAATCTTTGTTCCTCTGTCTTGGCTTCTTTTAGTGCCTCAATTTCAATTAAAGTATCTATTTCTTTTAACTTTCTTAAACGCTCTTTTTCATCAGCGGACAAGTTTAATTTGTCTAATTCTGCTTGAAAAATCTGTTGTTGGTTTAATAACAATTCAGTTCTTTTTTCCTCACTAACTTTTAATGCGTTTATTCTTTCAATTTCTTTTTGATTAGCAAGTTCCAAAGTTTTTTTAGCCCTTTCATCATCACTTTTAATCAACTTTAATGTCTGTTGTTCCTCAAAGTCAGCCGCTTCTTTAGCGTATTTTTCCCTGATTTCTTTTTCCTGTCTCCCCGCTTCCTCATCAGCAAGTTTTTTTAACTTGTTTTTTTCAACCAAACTAACCTTTAAGTCATTTATCTGTTGGTATTGAGCGTCCTTGGCATATTTCACACCTAACAACGCTTTTTCCTGCTCATCCTTTATACCATTTAGAGTATAACCCTTTATCAGTTCATTAGACGCTTTACGGGCATCCGCTCTTTCTTTTTCTAATGTCTTATATTTTTCAACCGCTTCTTTTTTCTTTCCCTCATCCTCTTTAACAAGTGCTTGTTCTGCCTTTAGATTTTTCCTTCTAATCGCAGCCTGGTTCTGTTCGGTATTAGCAAGTGATATAAGTGCTTGTTCCTCCGCATCTAACAATTCAGTACTCTTACCTTTTAACCTAATTTCCTCTCTAATATTCTTTAATTTCTTATTAGCAAGTGCCGTTTCTTTCGCCGCTAGGTCTTCCTCACTCTTTTTAACTTTAGCAAGTGCTGATTGTCTTTCTTTTAATGACTTATTTGTATCACTAATAATTTCTCTTGCCTCGGCAAGTGCCTTATTTTGTTGGGCTCTTTCAACATTTAAGTCCCCTTCAGCCTCCTCAACTTGATTTATACTTTTAGCAAGATTTTGAGCGTCTTTACTTGCTTTTTCTATTACATCAAACCCTAAAAACTTTAATGCTTTTTGTATTCCATTTACACCCGCAAGTATTCCATCAACAAGTATAGAACCTAATTGTCCCGCAAGTTTTATTACTGGGTCTAAAACACCACTTAAAGCAGCGAGTACCTCCTTGAACTTAAATGCCCCTTCCTCTGTTGAGTTGATGGCTTTATACAAACCTATAAAAACAGCAGATATTGCCGCAATAACCGCACCTATAGGGTTCGCTATAAGTGCCTTCATACTTGTACCTAATCCACTAACTGATTTAGCCGCAGTACCAACAATTCCTGGCATTTCACCTAAACGCTCTAAAAGTGGAGTTGTCTTATTTTTAGCGTCATTTACAGCACCATTTGTAGCCTTCAATTCACTCTGTAGTTCCTTGAACTTTTTACTACCTAAATCTGTCTTTTGTAATTCAGCAGATAGTGATGCTTGTGATGCCTGTAAATCCTTGAAGGACTTGGCTGTTTTTTCAACAATCTCGCCCCCTTCATTTACAATTTTAACTTTATATTCAATAGTTTTAGCCATCTTATTCTAATATATGTTTTTTTATTTTTTCACTTTTAACAAGGTGATAGTTGAGTTATAGTCAATTCATTTAATGTATCAACAATACTATTTTGTCTAGCACACGCTACTATAACACTACTAAATGGTGGTATTGTAAATAATATTGTATTACCTCCACAATCAACATATTCGGTATTAAATGGTGAGTGGTTAGGGTTATACACATCATATGTAAAACAACCTAAATTAGATGGTGTGATAGAAGGGGTATTAGTGTTTGTCGGGGTAATTGTAGGGGTGCTAGTCATAGTAGGACTAACGGACGGAGTAGGTGTCGGTGTCAAATACAACGGGGTGCTTGTCGGTGTCGGTGTGATAGGAACACAAAAATTATTATTGATAAATGACACTAAACCACTTTCACTATAGAATGAACCTAAACAACCACAAGCCAGAGTTGATACTAATGGGGACATAGTAAAACTTTGAGGGTTTCCATAACAATCAGTATAGAATACAATAGCAGGGGCTTCCCCTTCATTAGTTATAATGTATTCTCTACAAACACACTCACCAGCACTAGGTGTCGGTGTAGGAGTGATAGAACAATCACCCATTTCAACAACAAGTAATGGTGCTGATATACTAATGACAGAACCTTGACAAGCACATAATGTGATATTGTCATAATCAGGTATAAAGGTATATTGTGGGTTTCCATCACAATCAATATAAGTAAATCCAACCGCTTCTGGGTTATTGTTTTCAATATAGTATTCTTTACATACACAGAAAGGTACAGGACTACTTGTAGGTGTGATTGTAGGGGTATTTGACGGGGT